TAAACAAGAATTAACAGAACAACTAAGAACTAAAATTATACACAGATTACAAGAGGCAAAAATAGATCTAGAAGATCACGAAGTAGATCTAGGTCCTTCCAGAGCAAGTGCTCTTGATAAGATAAATGACCTAACAGGTTCAATTGGCGCTCCTCGTGGAGGTAAAATGCCACATATTGATCGTATTCATGAGTTGGCATCATCCTGGAAAAATGGTGAAAATCGTAATATGGTCAACATGGTCAATAAAAATCCTAATTTTGCGAATGAAGTACGAAATGCTCTAACCACATTTGCAGAAATATCCAAACAACATCCGTATTTCGGAGATCTAAATGATCTTCGTTATCCAATGTTACCACGGAGTCATAGTCTTTATGGAATGTCTAGACAAGAAGTCATAGAACGTCATGTTAATGATATTAAAGCTATCGAAGATCTTCGCAACGAACTATTTCCTCCTGGGGGTAAGCCGATTGGAGATGATATGCACATAGAAATGATGTATAAAAACACTAAAAAGGCAATGTCTGGTATAGAACATGCGAAGGGAACAAGAACACATCCAGATGAAGTAGATTTGTCAAAAATGCCACCAGATCCAGACGATCAGTACTACGGTTAATTGAATTAAAATTTTTAAAAATTTCGGAGTATAAATACCGGTATGATCTCTTTCCGACAATATTTAATCGAATATACTCTTTTACTTGAAGATAAAAAACAAGAATATATCAATAAATGGTTAAAAGTTCATAATGACCATCCTTTGGTTAAAAATAATCCAGAACGGGCTTCAGGTCTTATTGCTTACGCCAGATCTTTTGGTCAAACTGTCGACGAACATCATTTTTTGACTCGTCAATTGTTAGACGGAACATATAAGCCCGACGAAGACGATCCTACAATACAAATGACTTTAGGAAAATGGAGAAGAGGTAAACGACAAAATCTTGTTAAAGGTTCTTTAAAAGATCATACTCACGATTCTGTTAGTAAATTGTTTAGTGATATTCCTGAACTCCAAATAAAGAGTACAGTACAGGCTAGAGGAATGGATGAACTCGCAAAATACCATATTGGCGAAATAGAACATCCACAACACGGAACACTACAGGTACATCATGTTCATCATTCTGATGTTAAAGATTTTGAAGAATATAAAAGAATAAGCGGAGCATTAAGAAAAACTTGTCAAGGCGGATACACTTGGTGTGTTCTTCCCAAAGAAAACGACAGCGGTCCTAACCATTTAAAAGGGTATTCTCGAGGTTCTGGAATATTTTTCTATACAAATCAAGAAGGTACTCCTGTTTTATCTCATGGATATACGGACAGGGGAATTGTTGACCCCGGTAATAAAGTAGTTGATGGTGAAGAAGGTAAACAGGTTTTTGGGGAAACAATTAAACTATTATCTGGAGAAAAAAAGGTAAGCCATATTCTTGCTGGAAGAAATGAACAGTATGTTAATTCTGACCAGTTACAATCGGCGGTAGAGGATCCAAGTTTCGGAAATGATCCAGAACACATTAGGGCTGCCCTTGGATCTAGTGATGAATCCATAGCAAGAGCAGCAGTAGAGCATCGCAATTTCGGAAATGGTGAAGATGAAGAATACTTTAATATTGCCCTTACATCTCCTCATGAATCTGTAGCATTAAAAGCAGCACAGCATCCCAAGTTCGGAAATCGGCGTGATCACATTACTAGTGCCCTGCGATCTCCTCATGAATCTATACAAACAGCAGCAGTAGAGCGTCTCAACCGCGATCAGGCGATATGGCGGAAGTTCTTCAGAAGGAATCCTCGCCGAGATTGGGATGATCACATTTCTTATGCCCTTAGATCTCCTCATGAATCCATAGCAAGCGCAGCAGTAAATCGTCCCAATTTCGGAAATGATCCAAATCACATTTCTCATGCCCTTCGATCTCCTCATGAATCCATAGCAAGAGCAGCAGTAGAGCATCGCAATTTCGGAAATCATCCAGAACACATTAGTGCTGCCCTTGAATCTGATCATGAATCCATAGCAAGAGCAGCAGTAGAGCATCGCAATTTCGGAAATGGTGAAGGACACATTAGTGTTGCCCTTCGATCTGATCATGAATCTATACAAACAGCAGCAGTAGAGCATCGCAATTTCGGAAATGATCCAGAACACATTAGTGCTGCCCTTCGATCTCGTCATGAATCCATAGCAAGAGCAGCAGTAGAGCATCGCAATTTCGGAAATGATCCAGAACACATTAGAGCTGCCCTTGGATCTAGTGATGAATCCATAGCAAGAGCAGCAGTAGAGCATCGCAATTTCGGAAATGGTGAAGGACACATTAGTGCTGCCCTTCGATCTGATCATGAATCTATACAAACAGCAGCAGTAAATCATAGCAACTTCATATCGGGTTGGAACCCATTTGAACGGATTAATTATGCCCTTAAATCTCCGTATGAAAGTGTAAGACAACTTGCTTGGCAAAAGGCGTCTCGTTTGTCGATATATAGTAAGGCCCCACCGGAGCAAATTTCAGCGTACATGGCCGATCACCGATAAATTTTTAGTAAAATAATTTCATGGGCCCTTAGAAAGATTCCCCGGGGTTCAAAAAAATTTTTTTATATAAATACTAATATGAAAACACTACGTCAAATTTTAAAAGAAACCGTAATGTTAATCGAATCTTCTCCAATCGAAGATTCGTTGTCCGATGTTTTATTAGATCTTCGAGCCGATGGAATACGACATCCAACAACAAATGAACCAATTACTTCAGATTCTTTGAAAAATATGGCCCGCAGAATTCACCACACACACGAATATCATAATAAAATAGAGACAGAAGAACGAGGAGAAGAACACACACCAACAGATTGGTCTGATTTGTCTGGTGAACATCGAAGAAATTATATTGCACAGCTTATAACTGGAATAAATTTAATAAAAAAACACAGTTTACTTGAGCCAGGATCAGATGACGAGGCATTTGAGAATGCTGCAACAGAATACATCAGTTCTGTGACACCTGAACCAGTTGAACCAGACAGTCCAACAGAAAGAATGCACAGACACGCATTAGTTGGAATATTACAAGAATTATCTACTAAAACAAAATCAGAACCACAAAAGTCACGGCAATATAAAATAATTCATCCAAAGTATGGATAAAGGGACACAAAAACTATAATACAAATTTTGAAATAAAATTTTAAATATTCTCAAATAATTATAAATATACTGTGTCCACACCTCGTGATCCAACATCAATTTCAGGTTTTCTCAGAACTGATTCTCATAATAAAATTTATATATCAAATAGATTTGATGTGATGTATTCTGGTCCAACACCAGGTGGAGGAGGAACTCCCGGATTATTGAAATGGCAGGCAATTTCAGTGCAAGTGCCAGCATGTGAAACAAAAAGTGTTTCACTTCCTTATTTTGGATCTCTTATAAATGTAGGAATAATTAGAGAATTTATGCCATTATTAATGACATGTTATGATATAAGAGATTCTACTGAATCTTCGTTTAATAGAACATTTGTTGAAAATTGGATCAGTAAAATTCACAATATAGACAAAGACGGTAAAATTTCTTATTTTACTGATCTTACGAGTTATACTGGAAAATTAAGTGTAATTTATCTTGGTGCAGAAAATACTCCATGGGATTCAACAAATCTGCAAAGAACTATAATATTTCATAACGCCTATCCGGCATTACTTGGAGAATTGCAGTTAAGTAATGAAACTAGTCAACATGCTACATTTGATATTCAATGGAAATACGATTATTATTCCTTTCAATAAAAAAATATAATATATAATATATGTTTAATTCTAATATACCAGACGATATTATCAGACAATACTCTTCCTCAACTAATGATTTTGGTTTCAGTGCAGTAGATTCTGGAGACACTCAAGAACAAAATCCAGAAATTGAAGAAATCCGATCAAAACTAGATCAAATACTTCAGATGAATGCCACATGTGACGGTGCCCTGGCAGTAAAGAATCAATACGATGCCCTGTTAAAGGCCCGATTATTAGAAGTAGAACGTGCCATTATACCGTTACTGTTAAATTTGCAAAAAAATAAAGAAAAAGATTATATTCATTGGCCCGGACAGGCCCGACATGCCCAGTGCGAATTGCAAATTAATAAAGTATTAAATTTAACAAGAAATAATCTGTAACTCATATAAATATAATAACTTGACACAGTAACTTTGATATGTTATCTTAGGAGCATCCTCTATGGTAACACGGTTAAAAAAGTTTCTTAAACATGTTAAAACTCATTGTAAAGAGTATAATATTGTGGTATCATTTACTCCTTGGAAAAGTATTAAAGACGATGAAGACGAAACCATTGAAGGCTTTTTTGAAGTTCCAATGAGAAAAAAAAGAGGAAGGATTAAAGTGGCTGCAGGAGTTCCTAGAACAGTTTGGTTACATACTTTGGCCCACGAATACGCTCATTTTGAATACTGGGTCAAACGACGTAAATTTAGAAAAAACTATATATTAGACGAAAAATTGACAGAAAAACGAGCACTCGAAATACTTCAAGAATGGAAATTGCCAGTAAATATTCAAGTCAGAAAAAAACAGTCTAAAATATATTTAAAATCGTTAAAGGATTAATTTTTATAAATAAAAAGGAGAAAAGTAATATGCCAGATTACAGAGATTCAAGAAGACGCCCAACAACAGGGAACGTGGTAAGAAATAGACAACAAGCATCTGGTAATATACCAGGAAACGCCAGAATCGAACAGGCTCCTGCGCGCTACGTTCCAGGACCTAAACAACCAGAACAAGACGCAAGAGCAAGAACTGTAGATCCTAAAAGACCCCAAGAATAAAGAATAGGAATATATGCCCACTTATTGTTTTTTATGTGAATCGTGCGGTCATGGATTTGAAGAATTTTTATCTATATCTGAAAGAAAAAATCCAGAGACTAATTCTTGTGTTCGGTGCGGAAAGACTGAAGTTAAATCTGTTCCCGCGCTGGTAGAAATATTCAGCGATTCTACAATGACTCCTAACAAAAAAACAAAAGGAGATTGGGGAAGGTTGATGAATAAGATGAAACGAGGACTTCCAAAACGCACACACGAAACATTAGATAAAGCATCGTCTAGAACATCAAGACGATATTTAGGATAATTTAATGACTACAAAAAATAGAAAACAAATAGTAGAGTCTGTAAAAACTCATAATCAAGTATTGATCAAAAATTTATTATTAGAGCAAGCTGAAACTACATTTTTGGGCGGATTGCAAAGTATGGCTGATATGACTGCGTTGGGCAGTGGACTCGCTGGAGGAGCACTTATGTTTGTTCCAGGACTTCAACCTGTAGGCGCAGGATTATTGGCCCTTTCGCGAGGGGTTGGACTAGCTGGCGGTGGGATCGCTGCAGCTCGTGGTGTGAATAAAATGTTCAATCCAATGAGCGGTGAAGTCGCACCCGCACCTCGCTTATTCACTGACGCGGCGATTGGCTTTGGGCTCGGCAAGTTTGTCGCAAATCCGGCTGCGAAGGCTGCCCAAAATCTAGATACACAAATTAACAAAATCGTAAAATTCAGAAACGAGCTCGGGAGCATGAAATCAACTGCATTGGCCCAAGAAAAGAAAGTTACACAAGATTTAGCGGATTTGAAAAACCTTAACGCCCAAACCCCCGGAGGGGTGCAAAACTATCACTCCCAAAGAGATGCACTGAAAGCAGAACGAAAGAGGATCAGTGATGAACTTGCGGGATATCAACCAGACTCTCAATACCCGTATTTGGCCAAGACGGATCCCGGACTAGCGGCAGTGAATGCTGCAAAGACCGCTAAACAGCAGGGAAATTTGTGGGCGAGAGGAACAGGAGGTATTAAGAGGCAGGTAACCGGCAGTGACGAACTTATTGATATTGATCGAATAAATAAATACGTGGCCGCACGTGGAGGCGTAATTAAGACCGACAAACAACTGGGAAATCTTGACCTTATACCAGGAGGCTTGGAAAAAGCTAAAAGAGCTGGTCGAGTAGTTGGATATCCTAATTTAGTAAACTTGCTCCGTCCACAAGGCCTGATTGGTCTAAATTCCGAAGACAATCCTAATTACGATGATTCTGTGTTACGACGAATGTTCATGGGATCAGGTGGACGAACGATTAATCCTTTCGGACCATCATCATGGAGCACTAAAATGCATATTCGACCAGCACCTGGATTCTATAGTCCTGCAGAACTTGTTGGGCAGGAGATTAAATATCCAACTCAAGCAGCTCTTCAAGCCTTTGCTTCGCTTCCTATCGCCCTATAACATTCTTTAAAGAAAGAAGTATATTATTTTTGCTATGGGAAATTTTAAACACGTTAAAATACTAGAACCTGTTTCTCTAGAAACAGTTGACGTTTCTGGAAAAAGACACTATAAAACTACAGCAGGAATATTTCCTTCTGTTACCACCGTTACAGGTTGGCAAAAACAAAAACATTTTGCTCGTTGGCGAGAAGAAAATCCAGAAGAATCTCAGCGAGTATGTGATCGAGGAACAAAACTACACAATTTAATCGAGTCGTATCTGAAAAACGAACAGATTGAAGTAGGAGAAACCGAAACAGAACATCAATTATTTCGATTAATGAAATCTAAAATAGATAAAATAAACAATATTCACGCACTGGAGTGTCCTCTTTGGAGCAAAACTGTCGGTCTGGCAGGAAGAGTAGACTGTATTGCAGAATACAACAAACAATTAACTGTAATAGACTTTAAGGGCAGCACCAAACCTAAAATTAAAGAAGATATTGAAAATTATTTCATGCAAGCGGCTGCATATGCCCTGATGTGGCAAGATCTTACAGGTGAAAAATGCAAAAAAATATGTGTTATAATGGGATCTGAACGAGGAACTTGTCAAGTTTTTGAAGAAAATGTCATAGATTTTGTTAAACCATTGCGTCGTGCCATACAAATATATCAGAAATACAATGCGGCCGTTGTTTAAAAAAGACATTAACAAAAAATTCAGTCCGACTTGGTTGTTGTGTAACGACAATTCCAAGTCAAAAACGTATCGTACTATATTTTTAGAACGATTCGGTGGTCGCTTTGACAAAAAAGGTCTGTATTATATTTGGAACAGTAAGATTAAATCTCAACCGCCTGTACCGAAAGGAAGAACTATTCGGATGTTAAACGGTGCAGGAGAAATAGTAGTTATAGAAAACATCCTAAAATACTGTAGAGACAATAAAATGTCCCGAGGCGCGTTCCGTGAAGTATTGTCTGGAAAAAGAAAGTCGTATAAAGGATATCGACTTGTTCCAGAAGAATCTGTATCTATTGATTCTATAACAGAAGATCAAGAAAAAGAAACACTAAATGATCCAGATTCTGTAAACCCACAAGAAAACGAAAAAAATGAAGAAAACGAGTCTGATACTCAAGAAATCTAAAAAAATATTATTATAAATATAACGGCATGGAAATTAGCGAATCTAATTTACTAGTAGAGGCAGCAGAATCTGGAAATTTTGCTGCCTTTTGTGTTTTTTCTTTATTAGAGGGTTTAAATTTAGAAAAAATATCAGATTTCCAAACATTATACGAAGAAATCAGAGAAAATTTACCAGAATGTGAAGAAACGCAAGATTCTTCTTGGTTTTCTTTATCAGAATTTTTTGATTTTTGCAAAAATTCTCCAGAATCTTTATTTGAAGTAGTATCTAGTGCATCTAGAATTAAAATGAGAAGAGCTGCAAAACGAACTTCTAGAATTCGTGCAAGAAAAAGAGCCATCAGAGAAAGATTAAGAAAAAATAAAACTCAATTGGCCAAAAGAGCATATAATCAAGTTAAAAATGAAATGAGAAAGAGATTGACTGGAGGAAAACCTTGGTCTAGTTTAAGTTTGACAACACGATCCAGAATAGATTCAATCATATCAAAACGAAAACCTATGTTGAATCGAATGATAAAACAACGAATTCAAAAAATGCCTGCACAAGAGTCTCGAAGATTGAGAAGACTTGCTATGAGAGAAAATGCAAATTATTTTGATAAATATCTTATAGAAAAACAAACTGAACAAGAAGAACGAGAGTCCAATAGAGAACGAAAACGAAGATTTGATCGAAGAAATGAAGAAGATCCTGCTAGATTTATAAACCGAGCACGAATAGTCAAAGATGTAAAAGGTAAAACTAAACTAGTAGATGTAGACAGTGTTAAAAAAGGATATCATATAGAAGTAAAAAAATTAAAATCTCCACAAGAAGCACAAAGATTATGCAAACTCAATGAAGAAGAAAACAATTTCGTACAGACAGGCACGTCTATAAAAGCAGGTGTTAAGTGTAAGGAAACCAAAAGGGAAAATAACATGACAGACAAATCAGGACCAGATCCAGGTGCGGGTGCAGGTGCAGTAGCTCCTCCTTCTCCTCCTCCTCCAACAGGTGAACGGGCGCCGGCCGGGGCCACCGAAAGGTTTAATGTAACAGCTACCAATATGTCAGTCATAGAATATCCAGAGCAATTAGAAAAATTTCAAACAAGCTTACCTGATGCACAACTGGCATACAGATCAGGCAAAGTAGGAGCAGAGGTAACTCTAGAACAACAACAAGCTCTAACTTATATAACCAATGAATTAAAAAAATACGGATTGGCCGAGAAGGAAATAGAAATAGCACTCGATAAGGATGCTGCATTTGGAATAGCATTTGAGGCAGCTAGCAGAATAAATCAAAAGAAAATTAACAATAGCGATAGACCTCTAGGAAGTTATTATTCTGTTGCTGTAGGAACTCAGCGATATAAAACAACAGCAGACGGAGTAGACGGAACAGGAAAACCAGATTTATTATTTATTCCAATGGAAAAAATAAATCCTGATGGCAAAATGACTCCAGAACAAATAATTAAAGCATTACAAAAATGGCAAAAAGAGTATGGAGACTTACTAAAGAAGAAAAAAAAGACTTCCGAGAATATCCAAAAATTGGCAGAAATGCAGTCTGGAATAGTTAAAGTTAGTCAAAAAACAGGAGAGGCACAGACAATGTCTGGTGCTTTAAGTGAGTCTGGGGATGCAACCGTATTATTTCAAAAAGCATTAGAATCTGAAGCAGTTCCAGAAGAAACGAAATTAATAATAAGAACGTTTCTGGAAAAAACAAAAGAGTTAAACAGAATAATAACACGAGGAACGTTAGAACAAAGTGCAGAAATCTCCGGAATTATTTCTTCTCAAAGATTTACCGAGCATGTAAATGAATTGAAGTCAATGCTTGATAAAATAGTAAACCATCCTGAAGTGAAAAAAATTATTATTAGAAATTCATGGACAGGAGAGCATAAATTTGATCCAAACGATCCTACATCAGCAGGAGGAATTGCAACCCATCTTTTAACTATTTCACCTGATGGAACGCAAGTCGAATTCACAGAAATAAATGATGAATTAGTCGAAAAAGTAGCACCAGACGTTCGAATATATTTACGATTGAAAAGTGCCTCCGTTAATACAGCATTAGAAAGTCAAAACAAAGAACGTTATGCTCAGCTAGAAGCTGAGGCAGTTTCTAATGCAGTGACAGCGAATCCTAATTTGTCTGAGAGAGAACTAAATAAACTGATAGCTAAAACAAAAACAGAATTTTATGAAAAAGTGTCCGACTTTTATAAAAAAGTTGAAGACGTAGAAATAAATTGGGAGGATGCTGATGAAGAAGAATTGAAAAAGAGAATAGACGAGGAAGACATTAAACCAAATCAAGTAGATGAATACAGACAGGATATGCTACATCGTAAAAAAAGTCAGGCCTTCATTGAACAGAATCCTGGTCTTTCCGAAGAAGATAAAAAATTAATACTTGAAGCTTCTCCTATTTTAAGAGCTAATTGGCTAGCTCTTGCCGCTCAGGCAGAAAATGCAAACGAAAATTTAGTTGTAAGATTTTCTCATAATTCTCTACTACGAATGCTTTTAGAGTTTAATGCGGACAACCCAGATAAACTGAACATAGAAAGAGAAAACTATATTAAAACTATGATGGAGTATCAGGAACGAATAGATAAGATTCAATTTGAATACGCTGGAACTGATATATTTAAACTAATGCAAATATTTGACGTTTCGATTGATACTATTCGAATGGATCCGATAGACATAACAAAGTATATCCCAGATCAGGAAGACGGTAGATTTAATTCAATTTACGTTAATGGAAAATATCATCAAGTTCCTTTAGTTGTATCTGAAATGTATTCTGTATTAGCAAAATCATTTCTTGAAGAAAATAAAAAAAGAAATTATCGTGGTGAATACGACAACTACCACAGTAAACCTGATCAACGAAAAAATAGAAGCAAACGAAATATGGCCCGTAGATGGGCAGAAAGAAAAGGTCTTGTTCGCAAAGGAGACGGGAAAGACGTAGATCACAAAAACGGTGATCCTCGAGACAATTCTCCTGGAAATTTGAGAGTTCGTAGTCGTAGTACGAACCGCGCAGATAATGATTAAGGAGAATTCAAATGGATTTAATCAAAGGCGTGGAGTTTAGTTTTTGGTTTGAATTGGGTATAGCCCTTTCGTTGGTGGGTATAGGATTTTGGTTTAATCGAATCAGAAAGTTTGTTCGTAGAAAGGTTTATTTTGAAAAAACCTGGAATGAAATAGATAAAATTCATGAACTGTTGACGGAACTCCGAGTTAAAACTCGAGCCTGTCGAGTTCAACTCATTCAGTTTCATAACGGGGGACAATTCATAGACGGCATATCCATGAAAAGATTTTCTTTGTCTTACGAGTCTTTAAGTAAAGGAGTGTCCAGAGAAGAAAATTTTAAAGATGTTTTGGTAAGCCTGTTTCCACATTTTATCTCGAAAATTATAAAAAATTCACCGGAAATGTATTACAGTCATTTAGAAGAGGCCTCGATTTTTCGTCAAATATTACAACACAGTAATGTAATAATGTATTCAGTTTTACCAGTAAGATCTAAAGGCCGAATTATAGGTGCCCTGGTTCTGAATTGGTGTAATAGAACTCGAGCCCTGGAAGATCCTGAATTGGTAGTGGCATTCAAAGAAACTAGAGATTTAGTAGAACTAGGAATCAGAACTATATCAGATCAAGAAAATTAAATTTTATAAATACACGGGAGAAAGTATAATGAAAAATTTTAAAGAAATTTTAAAAAGTAAAACAATATTAGAACGACGTCAAGACCAAACAGAAATGTCAGATGATGAAAAATCTGGCGCAATAGATCTTTACGGATATGGGGAAGATATGCCTAATATGCCAACTCCACCGAGAGGCATTGTACGAACTAGACAGTTTCCCGATATAGTGATACATAGTGTAAATACTTTTACCGGTGAAAATAGACGCGGAGATAATGGTAGAGGTTATGGTCGTGGTCGACCCACGACCGGAAACGAACCAGAAGATTTTGGACCAGATGATTTCGCTTACAATAGAAAGCGTGAATCTGATACACCAGCAACGCCATATATTTTAGCTGGCGCCGGTGGTTATGGTGTTGCCAAGGGCTCACTAGCTACTAAAGCTAAGGTTGATCGCGCACGACGACTTGCTCAAGGTGTTATAGGAAGATCTGTTCCGTCACACCAACAAATTGCAACAAGAGCTTCAGGACTCAATGTTGGAGATGATGTGGCTAATTGGTTAAATGCAGAAAAAGCTCTAAAAGCAGAACAAGAAGCCTTGCGATTGGGTCGTCCTCTTGCTCGGGCTAGCGGAACCAGTGCAGTGACGGGATTAGAAAAAGCACTTAATACGGGTAAACTTGGTGGTGTAGCAAGAACCGCAGATCAAGCTACAGATCTTTTACGAGCAGCCAATGCATCGGATGCACTCAAGGTTGCTGGAGCTGCAGAACACCTTAAAATACCCCTTGCAGGAAAAGAAGTATCGAAACCACTAGCGTGGACTGCTGCTAAAACAGCAGGGAAAATTGGAGCTAAAGCCGCTTTGCGCGCTGTTCCATTTGTCGGCGCTGCAGCAGATTTAGGACTTGCCTCAGCTGATTTATATAACGGAAAATGGGGTAGAGCTTTAGCCAGATTAGGTGTTGGTGCTGCGGGTTTAGGAGTGCAGTCTCTCGGAAATTTTATTGCACCAGGTGTAGCTGTGGCCGCAGGCACAGGATTAAATTTAATAGGAAATACACTAATTGACACACTTTGGGAACATCGAGATGTTGGTTATTATCAAAACAAATTAATAGAAAGACTTGATGATAAACGGTATTCAAAATATATGTTATCAGAATAACTAAATATAAGAAATACAATCTATGAACACACCAAACAAACAAGCATTAATTGAAATTTTAAAAAATAAAATAACATTAGAAGTTCTAAACGAAGACCGAGTAAGAAACTCACGCACACCCAGCACAAATCTTTACAGTCATCAATCCGGTGCAGCAACACGCAATGTAAACAACTATACCGGCCGCAATGAAAATGGAGAAAGTAGTGATTTACAGAATGATGATATAATCGGAAGCCGTGGTAGTGGTGGTCGGGAAGATTATAGCTACGAAACATCTAGTAATTCAAGTCAAGGAATGAAATCCGCACCAGATTCGTCGTTAAATCCTGTTGGAGGAGATTCATATACAACAAAACTGGGTACTGTGGCATTAGCTAAGGGCGCATATGATGCTGCTCGGTCATCTGGACTAGTTTCAAAATTAGCTTCGAAAGCTTCGAAATTAGGAACAAATATAGCAAGTGGGATTGCCGCCATTAACCCACAATCTTCTGTTGCTAACCGTGCAGGACAGGCTACTCGAATTGCAGCTACAAATACATTATCCGCTGCTAAGGATATAGCCACTAAAGCTGGCACTGCTGTTGGCACTGCCGCTCGCACTGCCATTAATAATCCAGCAACAATAAAAACTGCTGCTAAAACTGCTGCGAGTACTGGTATAAATGTAGCAAAAGGGATAGGTAAACATGCCGCAAAGGCAATACCATTCGCTGGAGCTGTAGCAACAGGATTGCAGGCTTATGATGATCTTAGTAAAGGAAAATGGGGAAAAGCTTTAGCCAGAGGAGCTCTGGGTGCGATAGGATTTATTCCTGGCGTGGGAACGGCGGCAAATATAGCAGGAAACATAGCAATTGATGCATTTTGGGAACATCGAGATGTTGGTTATTATCAAAATAAATTAATAGAAAAACTCGATGATAAACACTATTCAAAATATATATTATCAGAATAACTAAATATAAGAAATACAATCTATGAACACACCAAACAAACAAATATTAATTGAAATTTTAAATAAAAATTATTTAAATTCTAAAAAATTAATAGAAACATCATTGAATAATAAAATCAAAGTTTTATTCGAATATTCAAAGACACAAGGTGTTATTGGGGCAGGGACTCAATCCCAAAACCCTAATTTAAACATGCCCGTCCCTGGACAAAAAACACAGAACGATAATGAAAAAAACCTCAGTATCAGCGGTATTATTGATGATCGATCCTGGATGTCTAACTTTAAAGGAAAGTCTGTAAATCAATCAACAGGAGCTCCGCGGACGAGAAGAGGGTATAGCTATGACGATGAAGGAAATGTTGTAATTACACAAAAATCAGCAAAATCGCATTACAGTAAACCACTGTTTCCAAGCTTTAAGTCAAATTGGTGGTGGTTAGTCCCAGGAGCACAGATACCTAAACTGATTGATTTGCTTCCCGCCGATAACCAATATGACTGGTACAATCCCATAGATGTGGCAAAACGTATCCACAGAGCAGTAGGTATTCGCACTGGAGACACACAAACAACAAAGAGATATACTATTCCAGATTATCAACCTAGAACCACCTCTAGTGGTGATGAAAATCAAAAAAATCAAGATATGGGACCAATTTCATCGAATGGTACAATAACAGGATGGAGACAAAGAGGATCACAGAAAACTATATATGCTGATAATGTAAAAATAAACGAAGAAATAGTTAATCGTAAAAATAAAGGAACAATGTCAAAAACAGAAATAGGATCCAGAGATCGTCTTGCTAAAAAAGTAAAAGCAGAACCGATAAAAGGAAACGATACAAAAAAAAACGCCCAATACAGATTGGCAACATACATTATACTTAAGAATAGAAAAGGAGATAAATGAAGACTTTTAAGCAGTTAAAAAAATATATTTCAGAAAGTGAATCATTTGGAGGAACAGTTTTTAATGGTTTTTCAGATCCTGCCCCAAGATCTGCACTGAGTTCGCAAGGAGCATTTTATGCATTTAAAAATCCAGAACAATTGGCAAGATTAAATTCGTATATTCAATCATTCTTTTCTGGATCGTATTTAAATCCCAAAGAGGCATTAAAAGAATTAAGTGCAAAATTAGCTGCTGGGGTTGGACTTGTTATTGTTTTTGACAATACAAAAGAATTAAAAATGGGAGTAAATACTTTATTGGTTAGAGTATTTGGAGAAAAATTTGGAGTTACTCCAACCACAGATCTAACAAAAGAACCTTTCGATAGAGGAGAAGATTATCCTGATCTTATCCTAAGATTCAATTTAATGCAAAATCCTAGTGGATTTGTTTTTGCAGAACCAAAATTAATTTCTCATGTTTGTACTGATTGTCCCACAGAAGTAGGTCCCGAAGCAAATCAAACAGGCAAAGAAACTCAACCTGATACATTATACGGAACACCAGAATCTTTACCAGAAGAAACAGATTTATTTGAAGAAAAAGAAGAAAAAGAAAAAAATAAATCTAAAAAAGAACCAAAAGATCCAGCACGTGTAGTTGAAATGTTTTTGCTAAGAGACGCAGATGCTAATAAAAGAATACTGGGTCCTATTTATGATTCTTTAAAAATATCAAAGAAAAAAGGAAAATATACAACAGAATCTGCACTTAAACGATTTGTTTACGCAGTAGAATCTGCAACAAGAACATTATCTAATGACAGAAAAGGAATAAAATTAGATAATAATGATAAAATGCGAGCTGCAAAAAGACTTTTATTTAATTTTGAAAAAAATAGTAGATCAGAAGAGTAAATGGTTGTGTTTAAATCATGGATTATCATATCAGAAGATTAGCTAAACTAAACGAAAAGAATTTTCTGATATATCTTATTAAAAACTCATCTTTTTCTGAAATAGAAGATCTATATGATGATTTGATTCGAGTTAAATATATTAAAAGATTACTGATTCGATTTAAAAAAACAGGAGATCTAAAAGAAAGACTTCTGTTAAATCATATAATTATATTGCAAAATATATTTGGCGCAGAGGTATGCACCAGAATGTTATTTTATAAAATTCCAAGTGATTTACATACATATTTAAAATCTTTTCTGGAATATTTGGATTATATACCAGAACAGATACCAGAAGTAAACGTTTCAGAAATACCTACAGACCACAGAATAGATAAAGTTTTAAAGGCACTCCATGATTAAAAAGAAAATTACTAGTGCCGGTCTTAGAGGAATAATAAACAGTTTTACTCTGTGGAAATATGTTAAGGCAATAACTACACCGTTTGAAAATACAATGGCCTATCGATTAGGAATAATCGATGCAAAGGGAAATTATTTAAAGGATCCTAATAAATTAACCAGACAAGAAAACAAGGCCCTTACTAATTTTGATATAATGATTTTTAATTTAAAGAAACTGTTTGACAAGATTATAGATCCGTCGATTAAAGTTAAACTACGATATATTCCAACTGCAATTCCTCTTTTGGCAGAAGAGGCAGAAAAATACGGCGCAGACGGAGAATTTATAATAGAACAACTACTTGCCCTAACATACGATAAAGGATTTGTGATTGAAGAAGTAGAAGAAATAGAAAATACTTTTTTGATTGAACAAGTCGCAAGTACTAATAAGTCTACACGTTTACCTCATGTCGGAGAAGTAATTTATACTGGAGGTCACGAAACTGCAGTGGGTCATTTAAATTCCATTCTGAATACTTTAAGTGGCAATCAATCAGATGATCATAATTTATCTTTAAAAGCAGACGGAGTGATGAGTGTAAACGCTGGTAAGAGTAATGGTGTTCCTTTTGCAGAATATGCCAAAGGAGAACATCGTTTTTATTCTAAAGAAGAACTTGTTGATTGGGCAAAACGGAATAATGCGCCGCATTGGATTGAACCTATAACAGCAGCTCTTGCAGCAGCTTCTCATCCTAGAGTAGGACCTAATGAATATTTTACCGCAGATGTTATTTTACGAGGAAAAGGAAATTTAATCCGATACAATAATCCTACATCTGCAGAAAGTCAAATAGCAGTAAACCGCAGATATGATTCTGAAACCGGAAATAGTTTAGTAAATCCTGATATGAGTCATTTAAACACAGATACACAACATTTCCCTCGTCTAGCATTAACCAATCTTCCACAACTTGATCCACAATCTATAGAAACATTAAAAGGTCATATTGCTAATGCGTCTAAAATACTTTCAGATCAAAAAGTTCAAAGATTGATGAGAAATATATCCAAACATCGGGATCTTACCAATAAATTAGCATCTCGTTCTGCTTATCTTGTTAAATTTTCCAATGCAGTACAAAGAGGAACACATGAACGAACGTTAAAAGGCTTCAAAGAATTTACTGATCATCAAATAGCAAAGGCAAAACCAAAAGATAAATTAAGACATCAGGCACACTATGATATTTTATCTCGAGACACGGAAACACTTGAACAATTATTCAATGCTCATAACAGTATAGATCAAGCAAGAGATATTATTGTTGATCACGTGACTAAACATGCTACAGAATTAACTCCAGCAGAAGGCCATCAACACGAAGGAATAGTATCTGAAAAAGATGGAAAAAAGATTAAATTTGTTCCAAGAAGTTTTAGCAAAGCAAATTTTGAACAAAAAGATAAATTCGATAAAAAACTCAAATCAACTGGTGTTGTGTTGTATTCAGGAAAATTTGGAACTATAACAGATGCACACGGTGAAATGACTAGACAGGGTATAGAATTGGCTCGAAAATTTGGAGCCTCTCATTTTGTACACGGACCAACAACTTCTTCTGGACATATCCTATCTCATGAAGAAAAAAGTCGAATTCTACAAAGTACAGCAGAACCTCATCTTGGAGATATAAACTATTCTGTGACTTCTCCCGAATCTGTAAATCCTTTTCATCATATTGACGAATTAATTGGTCAAGGACATACAAAAATTCATTTTATTGGAGGATCGGATCGAATAACTACAAAAGGACCAAATAATCTTGCAGACAGTTTAACTAGATACATGACTAAAAACGGAGGAAAATGGAAAACACAATCTGGAGAATTAGTTGATCTAGATTTGCAATTTCATCAAGTAGGAGAAACTAGAGGATCAGGCACAGAATTGAGTAATGTATCTGGTACTGCCTTGCGAAACGCACTGCAGAGCGGAGACACAAAAGCAGCACACGGGATGATGCCGCGTGGGATGTCCCCTAGACAAAAAAATAGATACGCCAAGCGTCTCATGCAAGGTTCTTTAAAAGAGTCTATTTTATTCAATATAATGGGTTTTTTGAGGGAAGAAGGAGAGGCAGTACAAGCTTCTCCTGTTATAAATAGTGTAGGTGCAGGAGGCATCGCAGGTATAGGACAAGATGCCTCAGACGGCAATGTTGTAGTAAGACGGCGTCCACCTATACTAAGGAGAAAAAGAAGAAAATGATTCCAACGGAACTCATAACATTAATAGGAGGTGGAGTGACAGGATTTATATTCCGTCACATGGCAGAAAAAAGAAAGAACGATCAAGAAAACTTTCAACGACTTTTGACTGCCCATAATGCTACAGAATCTGCAAAAGACGCAGCAGTAAAACGAGTTCCTGTTGATGTAGGAAAAGGAGTTCGTCAAACAATTGTACTGGCAATTCTTTTTGGTACAATACTGGCTCCGTTTATTCTTCCGTTTTTCAATATACCAACAATAGTTGAAGTAGAATACAAATCACCCGAATGGTTGTTTGGATTAATTCCGTCTTCTACCACAACCTTGTTTCAAACCGTTAACGGATATTTGTTTACAGTAGAAAACAGACAAATATTAGTTTCAATTGTAGGGTTTTACTTTGGTAGTGCAGCCGCTGCAAATAAATCATAAAGGAGTATCACATGGAATGGTTAAATAGTAAATTAGTATCTGGTGCCAGTTGGTTGAAATGTAAAATTCAACCAGTTCGTTTATGGATATGCAATATAATCGGATGTTCTAAATCTACTAGTTGTGAAACTAGTCGTAAGATCGAAACAAAAACAAAAATTAAACTTCGAAAGAAAGCAAAGAAAAAAGGTAAATAAATGAAAAATATATTATGTACTTTGACGGTTTTAACAACATTATGTGGGTGTAGTCCTGTAGTAAAGATGCCGGAGTTTACTAAAAAAACTCCTGATGTTTTAACAAAAGACACCGATGTTGTTTTGAATGAATCTTCTACTGTTGTGTTACCCAGAGGTACGGATGTTCAAACAACAGAGGCTCAAGTTCAGGCAACATTGGGCGAAACTGTAAAGTTTGAGACAAATTCAAAAATATTTGAATTTCCAAAAAATACTCAAATTATTATTCCTTCTAATACTCTTTTGATATTAAATGAATCTGTTTCTGTTAAATTAGATTCTGGAGCTGAAATATCACTTAAGAGTGGTACAGAAATAACAGTTACTCGTTTTAATTGGTATTCTCTATTATTTTATTTGTTACTGATTGGCGTGGTCGGATGGTGGTATATTAAAACCAGATCTATGAGTAAAAAACCTCAATTATTGGAAGAATGAAATAATATAAATACACTGATGCGTTCATTTCGACAATATTTAACAGAAGTAAAAAGTCCAGCCTGGACCAGAAAAGAAGGAAAAGATCCCGAAGGAGGCCTTAATCGAAAAGGAGTAGCTTCTTATCGAAGGGCAAATCCTGGATCTAAACTTCAAACGGCAGTCACTAAAGATCCATCAAAAATTAAAAAAGGTTCTAAAGACGATAAACGAAGAAAGTCGTTCTGTCGAAGAATGACCGGCATGAAACGAAAACTAACCAGTGCAAAAACTGCAAACGATCCAGATTCCAGAATTAATAAATCTTTAAGAAAATGGAATTGTTAACATTTATAGATATAAAATAAAGGATAATTATATGTCAACCCCCAAAAAAATACAAGATTCATTAGTTAAATCCATTTCTGAATCTATTACCAAACTGGCTAAAATTAATAACTGGAAACTTCCTACAAAGTCAATAGAAGAACAAGTCAAGGAACAACAGTTACAACAGCAGCAAAATAGTCCTTTAAATTATTATTGGGGTGAGCACAAGTCTAAATCAAATTCTTTATATGAGGATTCAAACAGTTCTGTTGCGTCACATATGTTTAAACAATTAAATGAGCGGAGAAATCAAAGTGTCATTGGGAGGGAGACTCAATCACAAAACTCTACTTTCACCGTCGCTGACCACGTGAAGACCGGCCCGTTCTCGATCGACCAATTTAAAACAATGGGCACTGGGATCGCTGGACTTAAAGGAGTTCCCAGTGGCAGCGGCGGCGGTGATCTTGATGAACCTTCTTTCACCATCGCTGACCACGTGAAGACCGGCGCGTTCTCGATCGACCAAGACCCTGATGAATTTTCTAGAAGATTTACATCTGCCCAGAAAGCTGGAGAGGCTGTAGGCAGTGCTGCGGGTAGGGCAGCGACTGGTGTATACGAAAAAACTGGAAAGGCCATCGGCGGTGGGATCGGCACCTTCGCAGGCACGGTTTTGGGCCCCGTCTTCGGCGTGCCGGGCCAGGTATTTGGCGGCGGCATCGGCGGCGCACTCGGCGACGTGGTCGGTGGCGCAGCCGGCAAGGGTATAGATACAATCAATGATACAATCAATAATGCAGAAAAAGCAATCGGCGACTACTATGACGATGTGACTATGACTCCCTTTGAACTTCAAGATAAAGTGATAGCCCAAAATAAAGCCGATATAGCAAAGGTCAAACAACAGAGACCAGATTTAGATCAAATGTGGTACCAGGACGCGCAGATTAGACAGAGAGAGCGAGAATTAGAAGCTAAGACTGCTGAATTAGAAGCTAAAAAGGCTAAGTCTGCAGCTTCTTCTGCTTCGACGAGTCAAACGGGATCTGTAACTCCTTCCGCTCCTACAGCAAAGGGAGATGGGACGGGATCATTATTATTAAAACAACCAGGAGATCCTGGTTATAAAGCTCCCTCTACAACTTCTTCCTCTCCTACTACGAAGGCGTCACCACAAACTCCAAAAGGAATTCCCAGTGGCAGCGGTAGCGATGTTACGGCTCCTGCTGTAGCTCCTGCTGTAGCTCCTGCTGTAGCTCCTGCTGCAGCTCCTGCTGCAGCTCCTGCTGCAGCTCCTGCTGCAGCTCCTGCTGCAGCTCCTGCTGCAGCTCCTGCTGCAGCTCCTGCTGCAGCTCCTGCTGCAGCTCCTGCTGCAGCTCCTGCTGCAAGCCCTAAGGCGTGGCACTCTGGGTATAACCCCAACACACCTCCCGAGATAATCAGAGGATTTGAGACTGGCGAACCCGTCACAGCAGATGATGTCGAAAGAGGATTCCTTGAAAGATCTAAACAAGCTCCCTCTGCAGCTCCTGTTGCAGCTCCTGCTGCTGCAGCTCCTGCTGCTGCAGCTCCTGCTGCTGCAGCTCCTGCTGCTGCAGCTCCTGCTGCAGCTCCTCCTGCTGCAGCTCCTACACCTAAAACTCCAGAGCAATATGGTAGAGAGAATCCAGTTAACCAACCATTACCCGACGCACAGGAAACTCAACGAAGACAACGGGAAGCAGCCTTAAAGTATCAACGAGATAGAGAAGCACAGAATAACGCAGAGCAAAAACCAAGAATATAATTAATCGTTAAGTTTTTCGTGTAAATATTTGCAGATGTAGTACGAATCTACTATATCACAAACCGGATTTGATATTTTTATTTTATCAGGAGACACTAATTCCATAAGAGGAATACTGGTGTCTTCCATGAACTGTTCGTACATTTTTGATTTATCTGAATTTCCTTTACCTGTTGCTGATTTCTTTATTGTTGTGGGAGGAACTACTTCCACTGGTATTCTGCTTTGCCAGAGTTTATACTTTAATATTCCAGTATTTTCTGCAATATTGAAAACTCTTCCTTGTGCAGTATACGCGTATCCTTCCAAACACACTTGATCTATTCCTGCCACTATTCCCATCACCCAATCTGAAATTGAATCGTATCGTTCAGATTCTTCGTTATATTCTTTAAATGTTTCGCCGTGAATATTATTAAGAAATGTTTTAGAATACTTCTTAGTATCAGAAAGAAAATAAAAATTACAGTGTTTAAAATCAAATGGTATAGTACTATCGGTAACACATATTGCCGGACCGTTAAGACTGTAATCTATTCCAGCGATTATCATCATACTATTTAGTTTTAGACAAGATCCAACTCAGATAATAATCTACTCGCACAAATGAATTTTCTATAAATTGTATTTTTCCTTCCACCAAAGTGGCCGAAAAATTACTTACTATTCCTATTAGATGTTTTTTTCCGTCAATTTGAGCGTATACTGCACCTCCCGAATCTCCAAACCAAACTGTACCATTAATAGGAAGAACTTTAAATTGATTTTCTTCTCGTTGGAGAACTCCGTAAAAGAAAAACTTACGCCACTGGCTTTGTTTTTTAATCTTTGCACCCCATCCTGAAATATCAATTTGTTGATATTTTGAAATTTTAGATATAGATTGACACAGTGAATAAGTTTCTATATCTAGAATTGGTTCATTTAACACAATTATTCCGATATCATTTAAAACCAATTCACCTATTCCGTATACAGGATGAAGTATTGTTTCACTGATGCAAAAAGTTCTACCGTCTAATAATCTGATATAATCTAAATTACCACCATCTATACAATGTCCTGCAGTAAGAATATAATATGGACTAATTAAAACTCCGCTACCCACAAATGAGTCTGTGGAGTGTAGTGCAACAACACCGGGATACGAATCTGTTTCGGTGGTGCATATATCGAATCCTTGAAATATTCCTAGTTTAGGAACAGTTTCTTTTGATTCAACCTGGACGATTGGTTTGGAGATGCTGCAACCAATCAACAGCAATGATAAAACAAACCAGTTAAGGACTTTGAACATAAAGAGCCCTCCTAGTTTATTTATAAGCCTATTGATTTATAATAGTATTTTATTAATTAGTTAAATCAACAAAATCACACTTATCACCCGAACAGGCAAGAGTTTGATTACCCACTGTTTGATCTTCTTGTTCAAAAGAAACTAGTTCTCCAGTCCAATTGATTTGTTTAGGTAATATGTTGCTTAAACTTTCCCATTCTTCTTTGGTGCATTCTTGATACGGTGCCTGACGATACGAATGATCGGAATGAGGTAAAAACGATATTCCGCTGATTTCATCAAAGTGTTCGTATACCCATGCACCGACATCCATCCATTCAGATTCTTTTACTGTTACAGTTATACTGGGTTTATGTTCACACCAATGTCTTTGATAAGTTAACCATATCTCGAGATGGTCAATTGCAGTCAGATCATTCCTGGTAAAAGAATTAGGACAATTTATTGGAAAAGAAAATACCATGGTAGAATCTGGTTTCATTACGCACGGTTCTGCGGGAAATCCTTTATCTAACATCATTTGACACAACGGGTCTTTTCTGTCTGCACGAACTGTACGAATATAGTATTTACTGTGTCTTGGATGAATTCCACTGGCAGAATCTGTTAATTGTGAAACTGTACCACTAGGTTTTATGCATGTGATTGCAGCGGCAGGATTGATTCCGATTCGTTTTGCCCAATCTTTATTAGTTGTGATTGCACTGGAACGAAGATCGTCCAACAAAGTTTCCAGTGTTTTGCCGGGATTTCTCATCATCTTGTTGTCTAAAATACCAGTAAGAGAAACTCCTAATAGTGCCTCTTCCTGACAGTTTTTCTTCCATTCTGAAGACAAATACGGAAAATGAGTCAATGACGCCTGCCAGGTTCCTAGTATAGTGGCAAGTTGGACTTTTCGTTTAAGAGTTTCTGGAGTATCGTCTTCTCTTACAATTACTTCTGTCAGATTGCAAAATTCACGATCTCTCAGAATAATTTCTGAACACGGATTAGTACCCCATTCGTAATTAGGATCTCGTCTGTCTCCTAATTTTGCAACAGTTTTCTTACAGGCATCACGATTAAAAATTCCTCGTTCTCCACTCTTTGATTTATAAAGAGATAACCACTCTTCCATAAACACACCAATATCAGGTTTTTCTTTATACGCAACAGAATTGTTAGACAATGCCCGTTGAGGATTTGCTTCCCACCACTGTCCTACTTTGGCGTCTCTCATTTTCTCGTCTGTTAAATTAGACAGAGAAATTAATGCAGATCGACGAACTCCTCCTACGACTACAACTTCAGCAATTTTACATACGATATCGTGGCACTCGATGCTCGTAAGTTTTCTGCCAGCAGCCCTTTTGAATGTATCAACGGTAAATCGGAACAAATCATTGAGCGGTTGCGGTCCAGATGCTCGACCGCCGAAGGTTTTAAGTCTTGCTCCTGCAGCTCGTATCTTCTTAAGGTTCCACCTCGGAATTTGACCAGCAATAAGTAACGAGACGAGTTCTTTGTAAGATCTGGCCCATCCTGCTTTGCTGTCTTCCACGCAGATTTCAGTCTCTGATGGAGAAAAGTTTTCAGCAATTGTAGGAAGTTTTTCAACATATTGGCGTTCTACACTAAATCCTACTCCAGTACCACACATCAATATGTATAAAATTTCATCAAAGGCTCTAACTCTGTTAACTGCAACATAACTACAATTGTATCCTGCAGTGTTGTCTCTGTCAAGTGCCTCACCAGAAGTCATTAACGATCTCATACTGGGCATGATTTCCAGATTTAAAACACTGGTTTCTAGTTCAGTTCGTAATTGTTTAGAAAGATTATATTTTTGACTTTCTGCCAAATGATTTTCGAAAAAATCAAAATACCGTTTAACGGTTTCCGTCCAAGTTTCTCGTCTGTGTTCTTTTTCTAACCATCGGGAGTATCTGGAAAGATGAATGAATTGTTGGTAAAGTGACGGTAGTTCTATTTGATTTTTCATAAGGTATTTCTTTATTTATGCAGATTGAATCAAACAAGACCAAGACTCAGGAAAAAGCTTTTGAATTATACTAGAAACAGCTTCTGCGTACTGTTGTATTTCCCATTGTGCATGAGGATCCGAGCGTTGCTTATAAAATCTGGCAAAGGCAGCAAGAGAACCCGTCCACCACCATTCAGTAAAAACTCCCTGGGGTAAAACAAATCTGGCCTGTTCTGGTGCAACACCCGATTCGATCAATAACTCGTAATGCTTAATACAACTTTCCAAGGCATCGACGTATCGTTGAGTTCTAAGATGAATCTCCTCTGCACTTTCAATGAAACCACTTGATCCTTGTTTTGCTCCTTCTGTTGGAGCCTTTCTCCAGAGTGGAATATA